TTGAATTTTGCGTTTTGTTAGATATATATATCGTATTCATATTATTAGGTAAATGTTATATAAATAATATGTATTTTTAACTTATTTTATAAATAATTTAATATAAATTCGTATAAATGATAAAAATTATTTTTCTAAATTAATTAGAAATGTCTTTAGAATTAAAAAAATTTGATATGAAGAGTATTAGTTTTAAATCCAATGAATCAAAAGGACCTGTTATAGTTTTAATAGGAAAACGTGATACAGGTAAAAGTTTTTTAGTTAGAGATTTATTATATTATCAACAAGATATTCCTATTGGAACTGTAATTTCAGGTACAGAAGAAGGTAACGGGTTTTATGGTAAAATGGTACCAAGATTATTCATACATAATGAATATAATACCGCTATTATAGAAAATATCTTAAAAAGACAAAGGACTGTACTAAAACAAATTAAAAAAGAAATGGAAACATATAAACGTTCAACAATTGATCCGCGTGCATTTGTTATTTTAGATGATTGTCTTTATGATAATACATGGTCACGTGATAAAATGATGCGTTTGCTTTTTATGAATGGACGTCACTGGAAAATAATGTTAGTAATAACAATGCAATATCCACTTGGTATACCACCAACACTCCGTACAAATATAGATTACGTTTTTATTTTAAGAGAGAATTATATTGCAAATAGACGTCGCATTTATGATAATTACGCTGGTATGTTTCCAACATTTGAATCATTTTGTCAAGTCATGGATCAATGTACAGAAAATTATGAATGTTTAGTAATAAATAACAATGTTAAATCCAATAAATTACAAGATCAAGTATTTTGGTACAAAGCAGAGAATCATAATGATTTTAGATTGGGTTCTAAAGAATTTTGGGAATTATCTAAGAATTATAATTCAGACGACGAAGAAGAAAAATATGATCCAAATGCAAATAAAAAAAGAGGAAACGGTCAAAAAATTAGTGTTAAAAAAACAAAATGGTAGGATTGATTTATATTTTTATAAAAAAAAATATAAATATAAGTATTTTATATTTATATTATGGAAAAATATGATGATACTGTTTTTGTTTTAGTAACAGATAAATCTTATTTTTATAAAGCAGAAGTAACTATCAACGATTTAAAAACAGTAGGAAAATGGTATGGAGATATTGTATTAATTACAATTGATTTTGATTTGGAAGAAAGTTATAAATTATATCAAAATATAATTGAAAAAAAATTTCCTTTGATAGATAAAACCCATCTTTTGAATGAAATTGGGCCAAACGGATTTTCTAATAGTGATAAAAGAGAAATAAACAAGTTAAATCAATGGGAAAAATTACATGTGTTTGATGAATTTTTTTTGCAATGGAAAAGAGTAGTATTTTTAGATGCAGGGTTACGTGTATTAGATGATGTTAAATATTTGTTAGAATTGAATTATGAAAATTCTATATTGGCACAAAATGACGCGTCTCCAAAGTTCCATAGGGATCAAATTTTCAAGTATCAAGTGAGTTTTGATAACGAAGAAAAAATAAAGTTACTAATGGAGGATTTCGGAGAAGAGATTTTTAATTCATATCACATGTTAAATTGTATGTGGGTGTATGATACAAATATATTAAAAATATGTAATAAACAACAATTAATTGATGCTATGAATACATATACTTTATGCAAAACAAATGAAATGGGTATAATGAATTTGATGCTTCATTTTAAACACAAATTTTGGAAAGAATTTCCATTAAAAGCTTCTAATGGAAAATATTTGTTTGAATGGTGTGAAACAAATAATAATTTTCATACTACGTGGCATGATTATTGTTTTATCAAATATCCAATTACTATTGGGTTAAATCAACAACCAACTTAGAATTCAAAAATCTGTATTTGATGGAGCATAATATGATAGTTTATTTCCAATGTAAGCATTTTTAATACTATGTAAATTAAAAACTCTATGACAAAAAATACAATCTTCTTTTCTATTGAATTCAGTTTCTTCAGGAAATTGTATTGTATCAAAAATAGATTTTTTAACAGATACTTGTGAATGATGAATACTTTCATCAAAATAATTAATAATATGTTCTATACAGCCAGACCAATGTTGTCTTAGCGAGTTTATTCTTAAAATTATTTCATTACATTCTATTTTTTTAAATAAGTTATTTTCAAAATTTACATTCAAAAAATAATTATGTAAAATGATATCACAATCGTGTTCTTTAAACACTTGTAGTAATATTTCTATCCTTTGTGGATGCATTATATCATCCGCATCTATGAAAGTTATATAATCAACACCTGTTAATTTGGAAGCTGCTATATTGCGATTTTGTGCAGCATTTTTTTTTTCTTCAATAATAACTATTTCTAATAAAAAAGTAAATTGTTTTATTTTTTCAACATACAAATCAAAATCTGTATTTTTTGTTGAAGAACAACTAACCACTACCTTATCTGGAAGATGTGTTTGGTTTTGAATTGAATCAAGCAATTTAAACAAATGTTCAATGTGACCAAAGTAACATGGAATAGCAACACCAATCTTCATAATTTATCACTTTATAAATATATTATTTTAATATATTTATATTCATATCCAATAAATTGAATTAATTTATATTCACACACTTTTACTCTTTTTTTAATGCAAATGGACCACTAATTAATTCCTTTTGCCCGTAATCACTTTTACCAACAACAATATTTTCTCCTTCAAATAATTCTGCACGAATGTCTGCTGTTGTTATAGGTTCATTTTCCTTGTCATTTTGTGAAAATGTCAATTCTTTCGTACTCATATTATTAATACCAATTAAATTGCCCTTTTCATCAATTGTTTGGGTTAAATTATTACCACTCTTTTCAGCTTTTTTAATATTTTCCTCAATAGCCTTTTGTTTTGTTTCTTTTACTCGTTGTTCAAAATTTTGTTTAGCGTTTGCTTCGTTTTTCTCTTTTTCATGCATCAATTGATTTAATTCTTCTTCCATATATTCAACGCGACCTGTCTTATATGCTTCTGGATCCCATGGCATCCATAAACCAACTGGTCCAACAAATACGTCATGATTTGGATCTACTTCTCTTAATAATTTGCATCTTAGTTCAGCTTCTTCCATTGTAGGATAAACACCTCTAATTTTAATACCTCTTGTGTTGGTTTGAAAATTATGATTCATGCCAAATAATTTATCCAATTCTTCTTCATTATTGTCAACAAATGTTTTATAATCATCTTCCATTGAAGATTTAGCCAGTTCTTCCTTTTCTTCTTTTACAAATTCTTTAAAATCATTAGAAATGTCATCAAACGATATATGATATTTGTATGAAATAAAATTCAAAAATTGGACAAATTTTTCCATGGATTTATTAATATCCCATTTCTTTAGGAATTCTTCAAAATAAAACATTTCTTTTTGTTTGAGAATTTTTTCTGGTGAAACAAATGATATACATGCAAATTTTTGTCCAGCAATAGGTTTATCCTCTTCTAAAAGATCAACGTATTTACTATTTGGATTATTCTGATTATCTAGTTTTTTCTCAAACCCATTTTTTGATTCTGTATTTTCAGAAGAAATCTTTTTTTTACCTCTTGAAGTTTTACTCATTTAATTAATAATATTTAGCAAACTTTAAGTTTTTATAATTCAATATATATAATTTTTTTTTCTTTTTATTTAATATAATGGGAGGTTTAATAAACGTCAGTGAATTAGTCAAGAGAATCATCAAATATTTAGTAGAAGGTTTAATGGTAGCAATTGCAGCTTTTGCTATCCCAAAACGTTCATTAAATATTGAAGAAATTCTACTTATTGCTTTAACTGCTGCTGCTACTTTTAGTATTCTTGATACATATATTCCTAGTATGGGAGTAAATGCCAGATCAGGTGCAGGATTCGGTATTGGTGCTAACTTAGTAAGATTCCCAGGTGGATTTTAGATAAGTAAATTTTTATAAAAACTATTAATAATAAATATAATTATAATATCATATATATTATAATTATGCGCAAAAAAACAGTAAGTAATAAATCATTATACAGAAGAAAAAAAAATAAAATTAATAGAAAAAATACTTCGCGTAAAATGAAAGGAGGAAATTTCGGAGGTAACTGTTCTGATCCAAATTTTTCAATTTACAATACGAACATGTTAAAGTTATTTCCCTACTCAACCTTTGCAAAAGGTTGATCCAAACATTTATTAACCAGTTTCAAATCATCAACCTTTTACAAAGGTAGAGAAAGGTGGATTAAATAGTAGGAATGAATTCCCAATTTAATTCCGCACATATTTTTTTCCAAATATTGTCTTGTTCAACACGTTTTTCTTTATCTTTTAACATAGGAAAATGTTGTAAGTATTGGGTTTCACCTAATAATTCACATAATTTATATGCAGTATAATAATAGTTCAAAAAATTAACTCTATCGTCAGGACAAAATTTTGAATAA